GTTGATAACGTGCAGTACAGAAATAAATCAGTAAGGATAAGGGCTGCCATGATAAAGAGGTGATGGAATGGCAGAGAGAAGAACGACCGTTGACGGTCTTGCGGATGCAATCATGGACGGACTCAAAGAGTATGCAGATCTTGCAACGGATACGGTCAAGGATGCGGTAAAAGATGTATCCAAGACAGTAAAGAAAGATATTCAGGCAAATGCCCCAAAGCGGAAAGGCCGGTACAAAAAGAGCTGGACCGTGAAAAAGACAGCGGAAAGCAGCAATTCCCTCACGATGACCGTCCATTCAAAAGACAGATACCAGATCGCACATCTGTTGGAACATGGTCATGCAAAACGGGGCGGCGGCAGGGTAGCCGGAAGGGAGCATATTGCCCCGGCAGAGGCAAAAGGGAACAGGGAACTTCTGCAGAAGATTGAAAGGGGGCTGCGTTCATGACACATGAAGAAGTTGTGGCAATGATGGAAGAAATGAACCTTCCATTTGCCTATGACCATTTTGTGGAAGGCGAGTCCCCGGAACCGCCTTTTGCAGTATTCATTTATCCGGGAAGCAACAATTTTCCGGCAGACGGCAGGGTATATTATAAATCCAGCCGTCTGAATATAGAAATTTATACGGACCTTAAAAATCCGGAACTGGAACTTACAGTAGAAGCCGTGCTTGACCTGCACGGTATTTTTTATGAAAAAAGCGAAGTATGGATAGAATCTGAAAATCTGTATGAGGTGCTTTATCAGATGGAGGTATAGAAGATGGCTAATAAAAAGAACAAAGTCAAATTTAATATCTGCAATGTGCATTATGCACCGATTACAGTTGCAGAGGAAGGCACGGTCAGTTTTGGAACACCTGTACCAATGCCGGGTGCAGTATCCATCAGCATGGATCCGACAGGAGAGCCGGAATCATTCTATGCAGATGGTATTGAGTATTATGTAATCAACAACAATCAGGGATATGATGGTGACCTTGAACTTGCCATGATTCCGGAATCGTTCAGAACTGATATCTTAAAAGAGGAGCAGGATGCCAATAAGGTTCTTGTGGAGAATGCAAATTCTGAAACAGGCAGCTTTGCACTGCTTTTTGAATTTGATGGTGATATCCGCAAGATCCGTCATGTGCTTTATAACTGTTCCGCATCCCGTCCAACCATTGAGTCAAAGACTAATGAGGAAGATAAGGAAGTGCAGACAGAAACATTGACAGTAAAGGCAAGACCAATGGCAGACGGATATGTCAAGGCAAAGACAGGAGATTCCACGACAGATACAGTTTATAACAACTGGTATAAGAGTGTGTATCTTCCAGCTGCAACTCCGGCACTGGAACAACAGTCGGCAAAATCAACCAAGAGTGTATCATAAGGAGGACTAAGACATGGGTATCAGAAAGGATATAGAAATTGACGGACAGATGGTTGCATTCAAGGCAAGTGCAGCTATTCCAAGAATCTACAGATTAAAGTTCCATAGGGATATTTATAAGGATCTGGCAGTGCTTGAAAAGAGTATTGGAGATGGAAAAGAGGAATCATCAAACCTTGATATGTTTTCTCTTGAGATGTTCGAGAATATAGCATTTATTATGGCCAAGCATGCGGATCCAAGCATTCCGGACACACTGGAAGAGTGGCTTGATAATTTCAATACGTTTTCAATTTATCAGGTTCTTCCGCAGCTTATTGAACTGTGGGGACTGAATGTAAAAACGGATGTGGAAGCTAAAAAAAACTTCGTCCGACAGAGCGTGAAATGACAACCCCGCTGTTTCTGCTCCGATGTGTACAGTTAGGCTTATCGATGGCAGATCTTGATATGCTGTCGATAGGTCTTATCAATGATATGTACAGTGAGAGCCGGAATGATGATTATAAGTATGCCGAGCTTGCAACACAGGAAGACTTCGACCGATTCTGATTGAGAGTACAGCCTTTTTCTGTTATACTTATCTGTAGAAAAAGGCTGGGATGTTCTCAGCTACAGAACAAAATTTGTGCTTAAGGAGGAAGAATCATGAGTAAGAAATTATCGGCTGAAGAAAGCCTAAAAAGCCTCAGCGCTATTAATGATTATAGAATTGACAATCCCGGAAATGAAAAGAAAAGGGTTGTTGTAGTAAA